GGCGTTTGCAAGGTTTTTTACGGCAAGCGCATGCGCCGCTTCGATGACCGCATACTTGTCCACAAGCGCGCAGCAACACATCTTTACCGCATCAAGATCGGCGCGCTCTTTAGCTTTGTTGCGCGTGTAGTAATCGAGGAAGGAGCTGGCGCGGACAACAAGACGCGGGAAGTCATTTTCACTCACAGCGCCCATGTAAGTGCCGGAGTAGTATGTATAGTCAGCGTATGTCATACGGGTCAGCTCCCTTCCAATACTGCGATTATGTCAGCCTTGCGCATTGAACTGCTGACCCCGTCCACCCCGTTTCCCCTGGCATAATCAAGCAGTTGGGCTTTTGTCATGTTGGAGAAAGAAGAAGTTTCAGGGTCAGGCTCACTCAGCAGTTCGCTTAGCCCCCCACTGCCGGAGTGATGGAGCCGACAACCACGCCGTCAATGCGCTCGGCGAACAACACCATGCCGTTGATAACGGTATCGGATGCGGTCATGTTGGTGTAATCGGGTTCCTCATGGATACCGATATAACCGGTGGCGTCGGTGGTGAAGTTGAACACCTCGCCCAGATCTGCGCCGTTCACAGGGATGTAGTACAGGACGATGTTGTCCTTGGCGGTGGCGTAAATCTTTCCCTTGGGGACGCTGGAGTTCAGAATCACGGTGCCCAGGCCGAGAAAGTTCTCGACATAGGTCATGCCGAAAGCGGTCTGCAGGGTGATGTTGGCAGTTGCGAGATAGTCCGCAACATCCAGCGGGTTCATGAAATACACTGCGCCGATCTCGTCATCCTCGAACAGCACCTGCAGCTGGCCCCATGCCTGAGCCAAGGTCGCCTGGAAGGTAGCACCGCTGGCCGTGCCAGTACCGGTTGCGAGGAAGCCAAAGAAATCCTTGCGGATACCTTTCTGCACGTCCTTCAGCATTTCATCGGTGGTCATTTCGACGGCCTGATCGTAGCCGCGATCAGTGATTGCCTCGGCAGAAGTGGCCTTACGCCACTTCTTCAAGGTGATCTCCTTGTAGTTCACAGCCTCGGTCTTGTACTTGCTCAGAGGGATGGTCTCGCCCTCGGCCACAGCGCCGTCTTCCAGAGTTCCGGTAGCCTTGTAGCTCTTGAGCACAGTACCGGCCTGCTTGGCGATCTTGCGGGTAACGCCCAGAGCCTCCATCAACTTCTTGATGGAATAGCCGAACATTTCGGTAAACTCGATCTCGCGAACACGGGCAAGATCTTCCTTCTTAATCAGCTTAGGATCAACAGCCATTTTTATTCTTCCTTTCTAAACAAATCCATATTTGCGGCGATTGCAGCGCGCCGCTCCGTTCTGTCGGTGATTTTCATAATCTCGTCCTTGGTCATAGGCTTGCCGCCCTCGTTGAGCCGTGCGCCCATGTCCAGCCGGACAGCAGGCTTAGAAACAAGGCTCTTATAAGTGCCGTCTACGAGAGCGTCAAGGCTCTTGGTGTCCTTGATCTTCTCGCCGTCCAGCTCCAAGGCAGACATTTCCTCGCCGCATCCGCGCATGGCAAGGTCGAGATTTGCGCCGGTGATGTTTTTGCTCTCAAAGTAAGCCCGGACGGCCCTTTCCTTTGCCGCCTTGCTCTCCTTTGCCGTGATGTCGGTCTTAAAGGCTTCAAAGGCCGAGTGTTCCTTCTCGTACTTCTCCTTATAACCGCCGTCACCTGCCGCCTTGAGGTCGTCCAACTGCTTCTGAACGCCGGGCAGCTTCTCCGCATCGGCCTTGTAGCGGGTCACATCCGCCTTTAGGCCGTCCACAGTGTCGGTATGCGCTTCGATGATGGTATCTACCTGCTCATCGGTGAGACCCATACCCTTCAAAAGTTTTCGTGTAAGTGCCATGACACTATCTCCTTTTCTTTGGCCGCGTTTCTTCGCAGACGATAGTTTTTATAAAAACCGCTGTGCTTTGCGGGTTTTACTTAAAACAAAAGAGCTAACCACCGAGAATTCCTCAGCAGTTGGCTCCTATTGCCCTTTCCCGCGCCCAATTACGCGGGAGTTGAATATTTGATTGTTTTCTTGACCTCTAACACAATGTATCCGTCACCCTTGCGTCGGATCTCCGCGTCATTTCCGCGCCGGATAATAGCCTCGATGGCCTGCATCAGTTTATCATCCATTAGCCTACCCCGATTTCTTTCAAATATGCTTCATACTCATAGGGGACGCCAATGTCATAATTCTTGTAGTAATGCAGGAACTCATACGGGAAGGTGAATTTACCGTCCCAAAACATACCTGCGTGAAGTTCTTCTCCAGTAAACATATCAAAACTGGGCAGCGATGTCAACCCGGCATCGAGGGAGGAAATGTGGCTTAAAATCGCTTCTTTTGGGATACTATTTTTGTATTTCTTATAGTCTTCAAAATTCTCAATAGAATTCTTGTATGGCAATCCTTTAAAAAAACCGAAATCCATGTCACTTTCTCCTTCCTCTTTGATTTGGGGTAAACGGCAAAATATTTCCTTCCCCATGTGTTCCTACTTTCAGTACGCCAGCACCGGAAATAAAAAGCACATCGTCTGGGGCTTTCACTTCAACGCCAAGTGCATTTGCCAGCTCTTCTGCAAAGCAATAATCGTTTTCCATGCGTGCGCCTGTGCTGCAAGATAGCAAACGAACTTTCTGGCCATTCCACCCTTTACTATGCCGAATGACTGCGGCAAGTAAGCGCGGTGACATATTGAGTTCTTTTGTGCCAAATCCGACTGCCGTCTGGCTTCCGTGCATAGCGACGTCAAAATATGTTTTAAGAGGTTTTACCCTTTTAACATTTTCATTCAGCGGGTCACTGTCCGGGAAGCAAGCAAAGCCATTTTCCAGCTTCATTGTACGTCTTTTCACAATAGAATTCAAGTTATCTCTTGCGTCTGCGCCGAAAAACTCAAGAGTGTCTCTATCGTCTTTAGCGTTAGACACTTCCACTTTTGCCCGATGCGTTTTCATGGCATTTGCCGTTTTTAACATTGCGTCATCCGTAAAATAGATGCGCATCCGCTCCGGTTGCTCCGGCAGGCCAGCTTTCACGCTGAACGCCTTGTATTTAGCGTTTAACCGCCGTATCCGTATGTTTACCGCAGTCTCATCTTCATGCAATCCTGCGGCCTTGTAGGCGGCTTTTTCACGCTTTAGCTTTCTAACCGTTCGCTCAATACGGCGCTGCATCTGGGTTGCCTCGTATGCCGTGTAATCCTTGCCATCAAACGTGCATCCGTGGTCATCATCGATGTGCTCCAACTGTTCATTCGTGTAAGTGCGCTCGGACACGCCCTCAACCCACGGGAACCGCCTGTGGCGGCAGTTGACCCCTTCCAGGCCGTCAACAGCGCCCAGGCCGCAAACATCATAAATGCTCGGGTAAATGTCCCCTACACGGACGCTGTAAACACGTCCTTGCCAATCCTTATGCGATGACCACGGTGACGGTCCCGGCTTATCTCGCGCGCCAACATGGGCCGATACTTCAAAATAGGGCGTATCCAGATATTCTGAGGATTGCTCCGTATACTTGGCGCAGATTTGAGATACGCCGGTCATTACGGCTCTTCGCACGGCAACATCGACATGATCCCGATGGCCGCTTTCGTAGTCAACCACTTTCAGACCGCTGTCCGCAAGTTCCTTTACCGCCGTTTTAATTGCCTGATTGTAGTTAATTGCACCGCTCTGCACCTGCAACGCTGCGCTGTCAAGTGCCCATTGGTACGCTTTGGCAGGTGGGAGCATTGTGCGCCCAGCGTCCACCAAAAAGCCCATTGATTGTGTTATATTGCGCAAGTCCCGCTTTGTCTGCTGGTATATGGCCCAGGTGTCCTCGATGCTTACCAGCGTTTCCGGCTGAGTGATATGCGCAAGGTCAATGACATTGGTGTAATACTGCTGATTGCGTTCCACAACATCATCAAGCAGTTTGTTTAATTTCTGCTCACTTATGCCGGTTGCTTTTTGTATGGCCTTTTTAATCTTTTTAAGGTCAATGCCGTGCGCCCGCAGCGCCTTGATGTCCTGCACCGTTACCTCGTTCAGTTCATCCGCAACTTTCAACCGGGAGCAGATTTCATCCAGCAACACAAGCTCAAGCGCCCGGAACAGTTCTGCCAGCTCCTCTGGGAGCGCATCAAGTAGTTCCGGGGTAAATGGATACCGGCTCATTTTTCACAACCCAAAAAGTCCCAGTGTTTTCTCCAAATCCCATTACTCGACCTCCGTTTCTTCCTCGGTTACCATGTCATGTGCCTTCGGCAGCGCCGCCTTTGCGGTCGCCTCGTCCTCGTTCATCCAGCGCATACGGAACTCCCAATCGTTCATGATGCCAGCGTTAAGAAGCTGCACGTCACGGTTAAAGTCCTGGCCCTTGTCCTCAATGATGGAATCGTCAAAGTCAATGGAGATCTGGACGTCCTCATTGAGGGATGCGCCCATGTACCGATTTCCCATGCGGAGCAAGCTCCGGCACAACTCTGTGATTGCCCGTTCAAGCACAATTTCATGTTTTTTGACCGTGCGGAACAGGGTGCTGTTCTCGCTGATGACCTGCGTGGCAGTTGCGATGCTGCCCTGGTTGAATTTGTAATGGTTCTCACCAAAACCGCACTTGCTGGACAGGATGTTCAACATATCTTGCATGCCGGTGTTAAACTCCGCCGTCCGTAGCGACATATCGACCTGCTGCAAGATGTTGCCGTTGCCGCCTCTGTCCTCCGGAAGTACATAATAAACGGTCTCACGCTTATCAAACACTGGCCGACCATCAATGCTCTGGGTTGCCTCCGGCTGCACCACAATGCGCTTCTTGCCCAACACAAATTCGTTCACATAGCTATCATAGGTGATGTCAACGCTCTTAAGCTGGTCGATGGCGTGGGCAAACGCAGCCACGCCAAGCGGGTTGTTTTCGTCAGAGTTTGCAATGTTCAGCCGGTCAATCACAAACTGCGGCTTGTCGCTGCCGGTATGAATCACCGGAGGAATTGTCTCAAACCCTTTCACGCTGGCCAGCGGTACTTCCTCCGCATCATACAGATGGTTCTCAATGTCATACTCGCCGTTGCGCAGCCGGTGCACCTGGATGTAAGTATATTCTGTTTCATCGACCTTCCGAGTGGATGCGAACGCACACTCGCGGATAACGCCGTTATCCCACGTCAGCGGGTAGATGTTCCAGGCGCTGACGTAGTTGATGCGAATGCGGCCAGAGTCAATGATTTCTGCTGTATCTGGGTTAATTCCCATGCCTTCCATCACCGGCACATACGCGACGGTTCCTACTGCCGCTTTGCGCTCCTGCGATTCGTTAGCCTTGACCTCCCAGTTGTTATCGGCAAAAACAGTATCGATAAATTCCTGTTCCTGTTTGCCTTCAAGCGTGATGTTGACTCGCTCGTTCATTAAGAGGTTGGCCCAGTCCTCGCAGACTTTCTTTCCCATTCCCACCGAATACCGGTGGCACTCCAGCTCTTCAATTCCATTCCACACCGTATAGCTGTGGAAATCTTCAACGTTTCCCTTATACCATGCGGCCCACAGGTCGATCAGAGAATAGAATTTATTGTCGACCGTGTCAAACCCAAGATCCTTTAATGCTCTCCGAATATTCACTATTTCACCGTCCCATCATGTGCCCGGCACGTTCCAGGTCTTTGTAATAAGGCTCAATGCTGTACTCAAAAGCATCCAAACTGTCGATGTCGGACGTGCCGTCATCCAAGCGCTCGTCCTCAAATTTATCAGGATCATAAATCGCGGTTTGCAGTGCATCGATCAGATGCGGGCAGTTGCGCGAAACCTTAAAACGACCCTGTTTCATCAGCAGCACCACAAGCCTGATTCTATCTGTGATTTGCAGTTTCATTGCATTCTTGACCTGCGTTCCGAGGCGCATTTTTTGCGCGGTATGATCTAACCCACGAATTAGCACCGTTTCCGCGCTATCCGCTCTTGTCTGGCTGTACCCATACTTTGACGTTATCAGCTGGCAGAACGTAGCAAAACGCCGGTTTAATGCATTCGGGTCAATCTCTTCGTTTTTGATGTATTCTTCTTCCAACGCCACAACACGGAAATCTTTTGTGATCCCGGTGGCTTGAAATTTCGTTGCGGACTTTGTACCACCGAAGTCAACGCCAATTGAAATGATTGAAAAGCTGGCGCCGTTTTGCTTGGCCCACTCCAAAGGGTCTCCGATCAAATACTTTTCTGTATCGTTGGCAAAGTCCTTATAAACGATGCCCTCTGCCGCTATCCACAGGCCGCGCACATACCGGTCATAAAATATACCGGCATACATATTCTCGTACCGTTCGAGGGTGCGCTTGCTCAGGCCGGGGTTGTCCGTCATTTCAAAATGTAGATACAGTGCGTTGCGCTCACGGCTTCGCTTGATCCACTCCTGATAGAACCAGTGATGTGGACTGCCGGGGTTACAGGAGAACCACAACCGCGCACCGTCAACGGAACAACGTGCAAGCGCCTGTTCCACAAACGAGCGCGGCATCAGCACCACTTCGTCCAGCAGCACACCCGCCAGCGTCCGGCCTTGGATCAGCGTATAGCTGGCCTCATCCTTGCCGCCGAACACCTCAAAGTAATTCGTCACGGCTCCGCGCCGCACTTCCATCACCTTGTCGCCGCGCCGCCAGCGGATGATATAACGTTCCTTTGCAAGGCTCATCGCTGTGAACGGCACGATGATATTCTTGGTGCAGCTATCCACCGTGCGGCCACACACACCGAAGCGCTGACCGCTGAAATTCTCCATCGCCCAGCGGACAAACGCCCACATCATGATGGAGGTTTTGCCGGAACGAACGGCGCCGTCGCAGATCAGCGCGTCATACTTGGAATAGGGGAAAGCAAGGATTTTCTGCTGCCTCGGGCTAATCATCGCTCTCCAACCCTTCTGCCATTTCACGCAGGCTCACGCTCAAAGCATCCTCCTGTGCGTTATCAGTCGGCAAACCCAGCTCAACAATATCGCGCTGCCCAAGGTACTGTTTCCCCAGCCAAATAGCCATGCTTGCGTTCTTTGCCGCAAGCTGCCACTGACTCCGACGCAGTGAAATCTTCCCCGCTCCTCGCTTTTGCCTAAATACCTCGGAAAAACTGGCATGATAGGTGCGTTTACACCAACTATCCAATGTTTTATCGGTCACATCAAACCAGCCGCAGATTTCCTCAAGCGTGCATTGCAGGCCGCAGAGGTTCTCGAACTGCTTCTGGTCTATTTCCTTTCTTGGCCTTGCCATACGCGCCCTCCTTTCTCTGCTGGCGGTTAATAAACTTCTCCATGTCCCGCTTTAGGTGCGGGCTGCCTGTTTTTTCAATGATCGCCCGCCCTTCTTCAATCGTCATTCAGAAGCACCGCCTTTTCTCCGGTAAACTTTTCCCATCGATCAATAATGACGTCCGCATACTTCGGATCGTACTCCATGCAGAAAGCGTGTCTGCCATTCTGCTCCGCTGCCATGATCGTTGTGCCGGACCCAGCGAACAGGTCAAGCACATTCTCGCCCGGCTTACTGGAGCACTGCATCTGGTAATCAAACAGCTTAATCGGCTTCATGGTCGGATGCTCCGCAGATTTGACAGGCTTATCAAAATTCAGCACGGTTGTCTGCCTGCGGTTCTTGAAGAAGTAGTGCTTCTTGCCTTCCGTCCATCCGTACAGGCAAGGTTCGTGTGCTTCCTCTTCAATCTCGCTCTCACCATACAGGCAAGGCTCATGTTTCCACTGGAAATCCTGTCTCCCCATCACAAGGGAGTTCTTCACCCAGATCAGACACTGCCGGACACGCAGCATCGCATCTCTGCACGCGCCTCGGAAGTTATACCCCTCGCTGTCTGCATGCCAGATGTAGAACGGAGCACCGGGCTTCATGACCATCGCCGCATTGGAGAAAGCATCCGTCAGGAAACGCCTGAAGGCCGTATCCTCCATATTGTCGTTCTTAATCTTCCCGGCGGTGCCCTGATAGTCCACATTGTACGGGGGGTCTGTGAGCAGCAAATCCATTTGTGCCCCCCCCAAGAGCTTCTGTACGTCTGCCAAAGACGTGCTATCTCCGCACATAAGGCGATGGTCTCCAAGCTGGTACACATCGCCAAGTTTACTCTTCGGCTCTGCCGGTAAAACAGGATCGTAGTTGTCCTCTACAACTGATGTGTCGAGTTCATCACGCAGCCCCCAATCAAAGTCAAACGCCGACAGGTCAAGCCCAGGCAGCTCATCAGCCAGCAGGTCAAAGTCCCAATCGCTCTCGTTGCTCTTGTTATCCACCAGACGCAGGGCGTTCACCTGCTCCGGTGTCAGATCGTCCACGCAGACGCAAGGCACTTCTTCCATGCCCAGCTTCTTTGCCGCCATAGCGCGGCAGTGGCCGATTACAATCACGCCGTCGCGATCAATCACAATCGGCTGCACAAAGCCGTACTGCTTGATGCTCTCCGCAACGTTGTTGATTTGCCGCTTATCATGCTTTTTTGCGTTTGCGGCATACGGTACAATATCCGCAAGCCGCCGCTTTGTGATTTCCATGCCATCCTCCTGTTTTGCTACCAGCCCCCGCCCCTTGGCCTGTACATAGCAGACTTTACCCGCCCCGAAGGGCAACAACGCCGCACTCAAGACAGCGGCACTCCTCTTTTGGCACAAGCGGCTGGAGTCGAACCAGCACATACGGGAGTCAAAGTCCCGTGCCTTACCTTTTGGCTACACCAGCATAAAAACAGACACCCGCGAGATATCCCGTGAGTGTCTGCATGCCGGTAACGCTCTTGCGAGGCCGCTTGCGCGGAAGCACCAATTACCGGCTGTGCCTTATAACCTTTGGAGGAAAGAAAGAGGAAAAAAATGAAATTTCGGGTTGTGGGCTGACTGGTTCCACTTTCCGATGATACTATTTTAGCACGTTTTTATGTGCCTAATGGGCCAACTTTTAGGAAACCAGGCCCAAATAATCCGCTACGTGCCACAAAAATGCAGCTTTGCGGCGCTTCATGGTTCTCTCGCTGAATCCGCATCCGTCCATGATTCTAAGCGGGTATCTGTCCCGGTTCTCGCAATTCCGCATGATCACCCATACCAGCTTACGCCGCACGTTCTCGTTGGCAATGTCCCTGCCTACGTTGTCCATGGCGTATTCTACGGCCCGCATCTTCTTCGTCTCCGGCCAGTTCTCTATGGTTGCCAGCCGTTCCGCCTTGCGCTCGGCTATCCTGCTGTTACCGGGGCTATGGGGCATGCCAGACATGGCATAGGCCGACGACTCCAACACTTCTTCCCGGGCCGCATTGTACGCGCGGACCCGGCGGGGATAGCCCCTGACATAGGCGATGCACTCCATTCGGATATCGTAGGGGAGCGAGTATTTGCTGCTCATGTAACACCTCCAGGAGTGTCATAGAAACCATCTGGTTCCGCGTCCTTTGTAATCAACGTGTTTGGCCTGTCTCCCTGATACACTGTTACGTCCCGCCCAAACACATGCACTTTGGCAAACGTATGGCGGAATGGTTTCACGTCGCCATGTGCGTGAATTATTAACACCACGCAAAAGGAGCCAGCCAAGCTCTCTACAAAGTGCTCTTCCACATCCGCAATAGCAAGCCTGGGCCCTTCGCACAAGATTATTGGAACATCTCTGTAAACGTTCATCGTACCTCCTATTCCAGCGCCGTCTCAACGCCGTATTCTTTGAGCATCTGCCGGATATCTGCCCAGGTAACGTACCCTTCCGCCACGCACTGAGCGGCGTGTTTTAGCTCCCCGGCAACCTTTCTCTCGCCGCAAGAGCAGTAATCGTCGAATCCCATGGGAACACCAAGTCTGCAACAAATTATGTATTCATTGTTGTCGGATACCATTCCATTTGCGCAGTTTTTGCACCGGATAACCGGTACAAAGCATTCGGTCAGCGGCTTTAAAAATTTTTCGCAGGCCGGGCACATGGAGTCCTGAATGGAGTTTTGATTTCCATCCACTCTATACACCTTCCCGCACAGCTTACACTTTCGCTCAATTTGATCCCACATTTTACTCCCGCTTTCTCTCGCCGTAGCTGCAAAAATCGTCTGCCTCTTTTGCCGGTTTGAATACACGATCCCAGCGCTCACCATAGGTGAAAGTGTTTTGCGGGTACCCGCAATAATAGCCTGCGGTTCCATCTGCCCGCTCATACCGTTCGGCGTGTTCGCAGTCCTTGCACCGCGTCACGACCACGGCATCCACGGTGGGAGCGTCCTCCACCTTCTTTTTTAGCAAAACATAGGCTATTTCCAGAGATTTCCCGCTTCCCAGGACAAGCGCTTTATCGGAATTTTCGTCTGCTTTCAAGATTGCGTCACCATCAATCAGCCTCATGGTCAGCACCTCCGTCCATCTTGGCCCCGCAGTTGGGGCAGTAGTGGGTATATTTAGCGATCAGATTATATCCCCGTTTGCACTCTGAGCAGGTGATAATCAAACTCCCATCTTCAATCCACCGCCCATGCACCACCGGGGCCACATCAGCGGCGGGCTCTGCGAGGATGCATTCCACCGCGCTTCCACACCCGCCGCACCAAACGTTCAAATGCTCAATTGCCGTGCGGCGCTCAATGTATTCACCCATTGTCAGCCCTCCTGTTCCATACTTCTTTAGCCTTTTTGGGCGTATATGTAAGACCTGACGTTGTGCAACACCTAATGCACACGGCATTATACGCCCAACGTCTACCTTGCGTGTCCTCCACTGCGTCCGGGTTGACGTTTATAACCGCTTCACCGCCACAAAATGGGCAATGCCTTAATTCAGCCATCCTTCATCGCCTCCAATGCTTTCTCCGCCTCCTCGCGGCTAAGGAAATAGTCTTTCCCGTATTTTGCAGGGTCGAAATACGTCAAGCTGAAAACTCGCTCTTCAATTTCATGCCGCCCGTTTAATCTCCATGAAATCATGTAGACCGTGTCTCCCACCTTGCACGGCAGCACCACCACGCGCCCGTCCTTGTCGGCCTCGGCCAGCTCCCGCAGGCGGTCGATGCCGCCACATTCTCCTACGATAGTGCAAAGGTCGCTCCAATCTTTTTGAAGTGCGGTCACTTCATCCGGCCCCAGCCCCGTATCTAAATATTTCTGCAACATCGGGCAGTGTGCAGCCGTTACCGCCGTGCAGAATCCCCCGACAGCAGTGCAGTTCCCGTTATCCTTATGGCGAAAATCGCAGCGAATACAATTCAGCGTTTCCATGTCACTCCACCTCCCATTTCAGTTCGTCATACAGCTCACTGAACCGCTTGTTCCACTTCCTCAGTCCGAAGAAACAGTACACGCCCAACACGATCCACAGCACCGCAGCGCAGTCACGATCTTATCTCTTGTCATGTCATTCCTCCTCGCCAAATGGCAATCATGCTGGGAAACGGTGCCGTTCCAATCGGCTTTCCGTCCAGCTCAAATTTCAGCCTACCACGCAGGAAGCGGATCTCTGCCTTGCCAAGAATATAGTCGTGAAAGCTGGCACGATCTGTCCGGGCGGGGATCAGAAGCACCACCGTTGTCCCCGGTTTCTGTCCTTCGCGGTAACACTTCTCCGTCCACAGCCCGGTTTCCTTGCTCCCGTAGGGCGGGTTACAAAACACCGTTTCGCCCTCCCAATTTTGCCGCAAACCATCATCGCTTTGCGTGAAATACCGCGCACACTTGTGGTTTTCATCACTGGCGGCAACGTCCAGCGTGAAATGAAACTCCGCGTTCAACTCGTCAAACAGCTTTTGCGGCGTTTCCCAGAAATTCTTATCGCTGGAAAACAAAGCGTCGTTTACCATGTCATTCCTCCTCTCGCATCGCCGCCCCATTGCTCCGCCATAGCTTTGGCGATGCCGGGGAAGGTCTTTGCGCGGTTTTTGGCCCTATCCGTGGTAAACATACCTTTATGCTGTTCCCCATGCTTATAACTATAGCTGCCGCTCGGACACCATGTTGCTGTCGGCTCAACAATATTTGTCGGCTTCAACGGCTGTACACCACGCTCCCACAGCAAGGTTTTTTTGCTGAACGGGTGTCCGTATTGATAGGGCTGTATGGCTTGGGTTGGTTCTTGATACTCAAACACTTTACTTGGTGTCGGATTTTCAATTATAACCTTGTCACAGTCGGCTGCCCATATTGCCAAAAACAACGCTTTGCCGCAAAGCCCTTCATAGTAGCGGCGAAGATTTAACCTGCCGCCTTTATACAAGTGCCTTGCCCCGGCATTGCTTGTTTTGGTACACGGAGGGAAGGCGATAATCATATCCCATCGCCCCACATCATGCACCTGTCCGTCCATTGTGGTCACTTGCCCCCCCTCGATGACCTTTAGAGCGTCGCCTAAAATGTGCCACTCGGGATGTCCGCCGGACGGCTCCTGTATGTCGCAGGAATATGCCTCATGCCCCAGCGCACGAAACGCAATACATACCACTTGGCTTTCCTCACACGCACATAAAACTTTCATCTCAATCTCCAAACACAACGCCGCACTCGTCCTTCAGCACGTCCTTGATGTGCTTCCGCTTGATGCGGCCTTCGTTTATCTCCTCCGCCATCTTCTCCAGGCACGCATACAGGTACGCAATGCTCTGCGTGTCCCGGCTGTCCGCTGTCTCCTCCTGGACGTGCCAGCCGCATTTGTCCATCAGCACCATTGCCACCATGTCCATGTTTTCCTGCGTACCGCGCCGCTTGCCGTCCATAAAAATCCGGTCGTCCCGGCTCAAATGCTGCTTACCCATCTCAATACCTCACTCCGATATAATCCAGCACCCGCGCATAACCGAGGCCGTCCTTTGTGGGCTTCCACAGTCCGTCCGTGTCAAACGCCCCGCCGCCGATGCAGAACGCATAGTGCTTCGGGTGTGTGTGCTTCATACGTTCAAAACGGTTTTCTCCCTTTTCGAGGTGCGCTCCGAAACCGCAGAACATACAGCCCGTCCTCTGGCATCCCGTGCAGTGCAACTTGCAGTCGATCAGCGTCGCGCCGTAGTCGTTCTCGCCGTCGCTGGCCACGATGTCGCCGTACACGCTGGCGTAGGGTAGCCCCCGCTCCACGATAAACCGCAGCACATCCTGCTCCGTCCAGAAACTCATGGGCTTAGATAAGGGACGCCTTCCTTCAAAGGCGTTGCAGCCGGTTTCGCGCCATTTCTGTATACGCAGAAGGCTTTCCTCCGCCATTGTTGCCGTCGTGGGCTTGACATCCGCTCTGTGCTCATAGCTCTTTGACGGGGACTTTTTCATAATTCCACAGCACTTGTCTGATATGAGAAATGGAGCCGAAAGCAAATACTCCCACTTTTCACAGTTGTACATACTCTTTTCCCCATCGGCGCGTAAGACTTCCCCACGCAATAGCTTCATACTTCGGCTATCTGGTGAACGCCGCGCGGTTTCTATCCGGTGCGCTACGTCTTTACCGATGATGCTGTACCCGTACTTCGTCACCACCTGCCGAATGTTTATCTTCGGTCGTAGACGGTGAAGGTTTACGGTCACGCGGGGAAACTCCCTCCGCAGCCAGTCGGCGTACTCATTCACGAACTTCTGTATCTCCGGGTACTCCAGCCCAGTGTTCACAAACACCAAGTTCAGCTCCCACGGCGGTGTCCTGAAGCTCGACAGGTACCGCGCCGCCAGATACGCCAGCACCGTGCTGTCCTTTCCGCCGGAAAAGCTGACGTAGCACTGCCCGCCCCATGCGGTGTACCATTCGTCCAGCTTTTCGTAGGTCAGTATCTCCTTGTCCTGCACGTCCAGCGCCATCAGTTTCCTTGCCGCCTCATTCGTCAGCGGCTGGTTTGTGCGCTCCACGTCACACCTCCCGTATAGCAAACCCGTACCTACTG